CCAATACAAAATTTTTTGATCGCGCCTCCCTTCTCTATATATAAAGGTTCCAAATTTCTAATAAAGCGCCGCACCTCTCTACTAGTTCCGAATATACCGAGCCTTTCCGAGCACCACCTTGCAGAGGTAGCAGACGTAGTATACATAGCAATGCACTGCATCTCCCAATGCTCTACCGTTCGGAACGTTCCATATAACACCCTCTATGGGGAAGCTTGGAACATACCGAACCATAGGAACTTCTAATATTTGGAACGTATAGAGGTTGGAATGTTCTTAGTTCCGTATTAGTAGTGTTCCGAAAGGTAAGTGTTCCGTATATTGGAGAGCTGCGCTTTGAGCGGGAACTCTGCGCGTTGCGCTTTGTGGGGGGAACTTAATAAAAGATGGAACTATAGTGTTCCAGTATTAAATAGATATATGGACGAATTAAGTGCAACTAAATACGCAGCTAAATATTATACTGGAGTATTACAGGATTTAAATAAGATTGTTTGTAAAGCAGCAATTGACAGGAACATTGACCTATCTGTAGAGCAATTGGAACTAATAAAGGAAATATCTCATAACGCAATTAAGCATGCTCGCGAGCGCGCTAACAGTTCCGGAGACTTACACGGTCGATACTAGGTCAGGAACATCTCTATATTAGGAACCCTGATATAATATAGAGGTAAGATGATCGTTATAAAGCTAAAGTGTGATAATAAGATACGGGAACGTTTCAAGTATTATGGTATTGATAAGCGTAAGCTTGAGAACTTCCTTATGCTCCATACTAATAATTTAGTTAAGACGAGGAAGTGGTGGGTGCATGAGATTAAAGTAAAGGGTATAGCTGGTGCTAGCTCTCAGTACTTTTGGAACGAAGATGAGATAGAGGTAGCATTGAAGTGTGTTGATTGTTCCTCTAAGAAGCAAAGACGTATATACTTCCTTCAGAGTCTGGTGCACGAGTATAGGCATTGGATCCAGGCTCAGTTACAGCGAGTGGCTGAGAAAAAGATTACTTATACAGAGAAGGATGTAGAGGAACGTAATGCTAATTATCTTAATAACAAGTACGAGTTAGAGTGTGCGGAATGGGAAAAGATTGTTGAGAGATTTAACGAATTTATATAAATAATATTATGCAATCATTTAAAGATTTCCACAATCAAGATAATATAGAACATAAAGGCTATACATTTTCTTTTGAAACAGAGTATGAAGATGATAATATATACAACCATTACACAATTACTACTCCAGAAGGTAAGGAGTTGACAAATGTAGACTTCCAACGCGACGGTATAAAATTACCTAAAGATGATAATGAAGCATTTATAATGGTTAGAGAATTAATCGATAGCGGAAAGATTTAATATGCATAATAAAACTGACAATGAAATGATCTATGAAAGTTTAAACCAATCAGGTATTGCTTATGATCAGCAACAGAGTAAAGGTGATAAATTTAGACCACAAGTTGGTAAAGGTAACTATAATCAATTTTCTGGTTTAAACACTTCACTTAAAACTAATGCAGCTGCTATGCCTAGCTTCGGTGGTATTTCAGATGAAGAAATTGAAGGTGATGAGGATACGATTGAAGTTAAAGGCTACGGTGTAATGACAATTCAGCAATTGAAGCAATTAATTGAACGTAGATCGAATGAAATTTCACAATCTATTGCTGATGGTAATTTAGATGTAGGGAATAAAGCAGACATATTAAAGTTATTTGCTGACACTTACAGTCGTAGAAATAATTATTGACTTTCAACAGACATACGCTATAATAGTGTATGGAAGATAAGATAAAACTCACATGGGATGATGTTGATTTTATTACTAATATAGTTTCAGAAAGTATTAGTAAGAAGAATATAAAGTTTGATACAATTGTTGCACTAGGTAGAGGTGGTTTGATTCCAGGAGCTATATTGAGTTATAAACTTGATATAAAAAATTTACAAAATCTAGGTATCAATACGCGACAAGAAGATGGTCAATATGTTGAAACTTTAATATATCAAAGACCTACTATAACTGGTAATGTATTAGTAGTAGATGATATCAATGATAGTGGTAAAACTTTTGAAGCTGTCAATTCGTTAATTAAATCTGAATACCCAGATATAGGTGAATTACTGTACTGTAGCTTAACTACTAGATATAACACAAATTTTAACGAGAATACTATTTCTGGTAAAATAATCAATACTTCTGATTGGTTAGTGTTTCCTTGGGATAAATAATTAAGTGAGAGCAAAACCTTTTTACTTCGAAATTAAAGATATGGTAACGCAGTTTATTGCTGCGTTTGATGATGTAGTAATAAGCAGATATAATAAAGATAGGCAAGAACAAGATAAGATAAATGTAAGATACATATACGCTCCTAAAGAGAGAGTGATGTATGATATCATTAACGAAAATAAAACAATAACACTCCCAGCAATTGCAGTTAGTATTACTGGTATAAATAGAGACGAAAATCGAGTGTTTAATAAGTTGGATGGGTTTTACTATCAAGGCACAGTTGGGGAGGAAAAGACTTCAACTCATATAAAATCTCCTATACCGGTTAATATATCTTTAAAGGTATCTGTTCTGAGTAGATATCAAACCGATATGGATCAAATTATTAGTAACTTTGTACCATTTTGTAACCCGTATGTTATAGTAAGTTGGAAGGTACCAACTGCTTTTGACTTGACTAACGAGCAAGAAATTAGAAGTGAAATATTATGGGATGGTAATATTTCAATGAACTACCCTACCGAGTTAACATCATCAAAAAAAGCTAGAGTAACTGCTGATACAACTTTTACCATTAAAGGTTGGTTATTTAAAGATGAAGCATCCCCAGCTGGTAATATATATTATATAGACCAGAATTTTAATTTAGAAAATAAATTAGAATATTACGATAATTTTGAAGCTCTATCTGGTAATTCATATACATTTCCTACTTCATCAGGGTTACTTTCAGATACTGAAAGTATTTATATTTCAGGTACACCGACAGTAACCGATATATTTTACAATGGTGTTCAGCTATTTAATGATATAACTCTAACTACAGGGGTTACAGGTAATGTGATATTAAATGGTAATAGATTTAATGATATGACAAATATGTTAGTCAGCACGAATAACAGTTCATTTTATACAAACTTAACATCTATAGGTAATTTTACACGTCAACCGGTTATATCAGGGCAGGTAGTTGATTACACTATTTTGAATGATAATACAATAATAGTTGATACACCTAATATTGATTCAGGTTCTATTAGATTCATACCTTATAACATAGCTGGATACTCATTTAGTGACACAACTTTACACTCGCAATCTTTAAGCACCAATTCTACCTTTATTATTGTAGAATAAATCATAAATAATTACAATGGCAGACCAACAAAATAACGGGCAACAATCCGGTTTCTTCAAAAACATTCTAAATAAATTACCATACCAAACGGTTGATTTCAATAAAGTTCTTAGTGACTTGAATCCAAAATACCAATCATTTGAAGATGTAGGTATGAAAAGAACTGAAGCTTTAGCTAAAAATAGTATCTTTTTTAATAATGAATATAACAATACCGGTACAGGTCAGATAAGTGTCGATGGTAATTATAGTAATTTAGTATACGCTAATGTAGAAGAGAATAAAGGAGGTCGTTTACAAGATTACAGAATAATGGCATCATTTGCTGAGATTTCAGATGCATTAGATCAAATATGTGATGAATGTATTAATAAAGATTCACACGGTAATATCATAAAATTAATATTAAGAGATACAGAACTTCCTAGTGATATTGAGAAAAATTTAACTGATGAATTTGAAAAGTATATAGAATACTTTGACTTAGAAAGAAAAGGTTTTGAGTATTTTAGACAATTGCTAGTTGAAGCTGAAGTTTATTTTGAACATATTATACATAAGCAGCATACTGAAGATGGTATTCTTGGTGTTGTACATTTACCGTCAGATTTAATTGATCCTATATATGATAATATTCAAAATATGATCATTAAAGGTTATATATTACGTAAGCCTATTTTTGACCCATCTAAACCAGGTAAGATTGATAAGTTTGACTTTATACCAATGGATGATAATCAAATATCCTATATTAATTCTGGTATATGGAATCAAGATAAAACATTTAGATTACCATATATTGAAAATGCACGTCGTGCATATAGACAATTATCATTAGTTGAAGATTCTATTGTCATATATCGATTAGTAAGAGCACCTGAACGTCTTGTATTTAATGTTGATGTTGGTAATATGGCACCACCAAAAGCTGAAGCATATTTGAGAAAGTTAATTCAAGAGTATTGGAGTAAAAAGACTTTTGACAGTAGTCAGTCTGGTCAAGTTCAAAAGTTTAACCCGCAGAGTATGCTTGATTCATTCTGGTTTGCTAAAAGAGCAGGTTCAGAAGGTACATCAGTTACTCAATTACCCGGTGGGGCTAATCTCGGTGAGCTAGCTGACTTAATGTATTTTGTTAATAAACTTTACAAAGCTTTAAAGGTACCAACAAATAGATTGAACCCGGATTCAACGTTTAGTGATGGTGATCAGATATTGAGAGAAGAGCTTAAATTTGCTAAGTTTATTATACGTTTACAACAACATTTTGCACAGGGTATAAAAAATGGCTTCCTAACACATCTTAAATTAAAAGATATGTTTACGAAGTATGATCTCAAAGCACAGAATATACACTTAGAGTTTAATGTACCAACTAATTTCTATGAAATGAGGGAAAGCCAAAAGTTAGAGCTTAAAGCTGCTAACTTTAATGCATTAGCAGCTAATGAATATATTTCAAATACATATAGTCAAAAGAAATATCTTGGTTGGTCTGACACAGAAATTAAAGCTAATAGAGAGTTCTTACGTAAGGATAAAGAGTTAGAATGGGAATTAGCTCAAATAACTAATGGTGGTCCTAATTGGAGAGATGATTTAGAGCAAGCAGCTGCACCAGGAGGTGAAGTAGCAGGTGGTGATGTAGCTGGCGGTGGTATGCCTCCAGAATTTGGTGGTGGCGCAGCTGATGTTGGTGTTGATGCAGCTGGTGAAGAACCAATCGAAGAACCAATCGAAGAACCTGTTGCTTAATTAGCTAATTAATCTTTCCAGACTAATACTAAAC